ACTCTTGCCGACCAACTACAACGACGACGACCTCAAGAAGAAGATGGATGAGTCAAGGCATCTATTCGCCTTTGAGAACAAGGTGGTGGATTTGGACGCACGACCCATCGTCGTGCGAGACATCTTGCCGACCGACTATGTATGCCTCCACGCTGGATACAAGTTCCCACGCACATCCGACCCCGATGTTCGTAAGGGCATCCACGACTTCCTTATGACCATCTGGGAGAACCGTGAAGACGTGGAGTATGTAATGCGGACTCTTGCCGTTCAACTACACGGCACCAAGAAGTTTGAAGAGTTCTACGTCTGGACGGGACGTGGCGGTAATGGCAAGGGCGTGTTGTCCGAAATCATCAAGCGAGCATTCGGCAACTACTTTCATCCCATCCCGCACGAGATGATTACCAAACGCAACGAACGCAAGGACGCTCCCAATCCGCCTCTCGCCCAGTCAAAGGGCAAGAGAGTCGTCCAAGCACAAGAACCCGAGATTGACGACAAGTTTCAACCCGGTGTCATCAAGGAACTGACGGGTGGCGATGAAGTGTCGTGCCGTCTCCTCTACGGCAACACCATCCAGTTCCGACCGCAGTTCGGTCTGTTCGTCCAATGTAATGGACTCCCCAAGTTTGCCAAGATTGACGGCGGTGTCAAGCGACGCACCCGCATTATCAACTTCCCCTTCCAGTTCGTGGAGACACCTACTGAGGAGCATCACCGCCCCATCAACAACGAACTCAAGGACAAAATATCCAAGTCTGCTGAGTGGCGTGATGAGTTCATTCTGATGCTGCTGGATGCGTTCCCGAGTATCGGCAGTTCTCTCAAGATGTCCAAGAACGTCGTGCTGGCGACGAAGGACTACCTCACGGACAACGATGCCCTTGCGTCGTGGTTGCCCGCCTACTACGACATCACCGTCAGCAAGACCGACAAGAGATACTGGCTCCCGGCATTAGAACTCATCGCACAGTTTAACAATGACAATCCCGATGTCAAGGATATGACTGCCGCCAAGTTCAAGACGCTAATGGAGATGAATGGCGTTCCTCAAGAGCGTGCCAGCAACAACTTCAAGACGAAGGAATACGACATCTACACGAAGGAATGGCGTGATGTGAATCGCAAGGCCGGCAGTTATTATATTGGCATCCAGCGGAAGAATGAGGATGAGTAATACTGCCCCGCCTTCAAGTTTTCAAGATAGACAAGATAGGTAAATCGTAAAGTCCTCCTAAGAGGCATCCATTTTGGGTAGGTCTGAATACTTTACGTTTTGCCTATCTTACCTATCTTATTTTCTCATTGAAGAATAGATATGTCCAAACGCCCCGCTGGTAGAGATGAAGAGCCGGCAAATACAAGACGACGATTGGAGGACGATGAAGGATACTCTGAAGAGTCGTCTGATTCTTCCATAGCCGACTCAATCACGAATCAATGGGAGCAGATACGAGACCTCGGCGGAGCTGACGGAAGGACATTTACATCGGACAAATATGCCGGTGTGTTATATACGTTTATTGCTAAACCGGAAGATGGACTTTACAGAATCGTAGTATCAATGAATGGTCAAACGCTACGAGCAGCAGTATCACTAAAACGAGCCAAAATTGGAAATATAGTAGGTGATTTAGACACTCTGATTGGACCTCAGATGGCAGCGGACGCACCACCACCACCATTAGCATCACCAATGCCATCACCTCCACGTAGTCCTATGAGTGTTGGGAGTGTATCTCCGCCACCCGTCCCTTTCGGCATTCCCTATGAGTTTCAAGGAGAACAAAAAGATTTTGCGGTTAATGTTCCTCTACACAGACAAGATTATGGCTATGGAAAACCTCGCCATAAGAGTAGAATGCCCTACAAACTCCGTAAAGCACCGGGACGACCCTTATATTGGGTAATCGGCGAAGATGGGAAGCACAAATCAAAAGACCCGCTCCCGAAGGAACGGGCAGAAGCACAGATGCGGGCATTATATGCGGCAGAAAACAAGAGTGGGAAAGGCAACGATACACTATCAGCAATGGCGAGAGTAGCCATAGCCAATAACCGTCATAAGAAGGAAGATGCTTACTATCAGAGTTTGGGGGCACTCCCCAAAGCTCCCCTCACAGAAGCAGATATTGAAAGAGACATAAAGAAAGCAGAAGGTGAGATGAAAGAGAAGGCGACTAAAATTCCTCGTGGGTTGTATCCCAATGCGTTGCTCTTTCCATCGCCACTCTCTGGCACTTTTACGATGCCTCCAGTTGAACCGCCTACATCCACTCGTCCCCGTCGCCGCCCACAGACTCGCAAATACCTCGCACCCACTGACTTACCGCCGATAATGGCACAAGATTACGGCTACGGAAAACCACGCAAACTGAAAGGCGGTGGTCCAAAGACAAAAGCACAACGAGATGCGATAAAGGCAGCAGACGCAGAAAAAGCAAGGGTCGCAAGGGCAAAAATAGCAGAAGTCAAAGCGGCAGAAGCCCCAGCAGTCAAAGCAAGAACGATAAGAGCAGCCGTGGTGGATTTTGTGCGGAAATACGGAGAGCCCGAAGAATCAAGCACTCAACGTAAAGTTGGGATGTTCCATACGGGTATCGCAAACCAACACGGAACACGAGTCCGTGCTGCTCTTGCTCCCGCATACGCCTACAATCCCACTGTAAGGCACGGCGATGATGCTCGTGAAGTGGTGGGAAGACCGAGAGTAGCACCCGAACCAGAAGGAGCAAGGGGGACATACGCAGCAAGGGGTCGTGGTAGGTCATCGTCCTCGTCATCGTCCGATAGTGATGTCTCCATCCCCAAGAATGAGTTCGTCAAGGAACACAAGAAACTTGCCCGTGTATTGCGGAAGGGCAGTCGGGCATCGCAGAAAAGCGAGGCAAATGACCAGATGCGAGAACTCCACAAGGTTCTCAAGGGTGCCGGTATTTTTGACTCTATCCTAAAAAAAGGTAAAGAGGCTTTCCGTTCCGTGAAAGAGAAACTCGGTCTTACAATTCGGAATGACTATCCGCCCAAAGTGCGGAAACTCCTCGCAGTCAAGGGAGATTTACCAGTCGTGAGCATTGTTGCTCGTAGAGACCCAATCCAGTCAATGCTCAACACCGTCCTCAACATTGCGTCGTTCGGTCAGTGGGACAAGTCCCGTAAAGCAGCGGCCTACGATAATTTATTCCATCTCGGTCTGGAGGTCTCACTCAAACCAGACAACGCATCCCCCGCCGTCCAGAGACTCATCATTGAAAAGAACGCCGTCATCAATATATCCGTTCCATCGGCACCTACTGACAACACGGAAGTCTGCCCCATCGTTCTCCAAGAACCCACCACCATCAACAAACTCTTGGAGGGAGCAAAGAAGGTGCTTGCCAACGATATGTTCTCCTACGACGCATTCAAGAATAACTGCCAAGACTTCATTATGGCGATACTAACTGGTAATGGTCTGGCAACACCCGAATCAACTGCGTTCGTCAAGCAACCCATTGAGAAAGTTGCCTCCGAATTACCGTCCATAACAAAGACGATAGCAAAGGGTGCTACAGATTTGGGTGCGGTTGTGGATAGATTCACACAAGGTGCGGGACGGGCAAACTTCCATCTTCTGCGTGGAGGTGATGTTGGCGATGCCCCCCAGAACGACCGTGATTTACTTACGACGGTCTATAATGCCAAACCCGTTGATGAACAAGCCATCGCCAAACAATCTGCCGAATCCATCGGTAAGACCCTTCAGACTGCCCAGAAAGGCGTTGCCAACACTCCTCAGCAATACGCCAAACGTAAGAAGGCAATGGAACTCCTCAATGCCAATCGGGTGTCATCGGGAATGCCCGCACTCGTCGTTCCCACCTATGAGGACTATGCCGCCGACTTCAAGAACAAGGAGGGTGCCCGTATGAGCGGTGTGGATACGATGAATAAGAACATTGTGGCCGAAGCTCCCAAACTCATTGAGGGACACGTTGAGAATGCCAAAGACCCAGAGATGTATAGTCCATTGAACCCCGACGCAACGCTCGTGAAACCCGGCGTGAAGAAGCAATTGATGCGACGTAGCGAGATTCAGAACCTCATTATGGAATACAATCGCAAGTGGGGCGAACGCAACCCCGCCGGTCAGTTCTTCAAGCAACTCAACCAAGCGTTGATTGCGATTGGAGATGCCGGTGTGTCATCGGGTATCGTTGATAAGTTCCCCTTTCTGGGACCAATGCTCTCAGAGGCATACAAGAATTTCGCCCCACCGGGTTCAAAGTTTGCGACGGGTGCGGGTAAAAAAAAACGAGAAATTTTGCGACGCAACTCGCAGAGGCGGGAATGACACCGTCGTTCTACCTTAAAGAGGCACAAAGACGAGGGAAAAAGTTCGGCTACAAAGGATTAGAGTTTAGCGACGACACGACGCACAAACTTCAGATAAGAGACCCAAAGGGGCGTTTGCGTCGTTTCGGTAGAGTTGGGTATGGAGATTTCTTGATATGGAGTCATATTGAAAAGGCTCAAAAAGCACCGAAGGGGACTGCGGACGCAAAACGGAGGACATTCCAAGTTTCCCATCAGAAGATTCGGGGAGATTGGAAGTCGGACGATTATTCCCCGAACAATCTTGCGTTGCGGGTGTTGTGGTAAGTGCTGAGTTCAACATTACGATACTATTCTGTTTCGGAAACTCCGGAAGAGAATAATATTTCTGAAATGTGGCGATGTGTTCCATTAGTTTAGTTTAGGATTAGATTTTTAGACGTAGAGGATTTCCCACGTATAGACACCGCCCGCTTCAGCAGCAAATGAAAAATGGTCTCCCGCAACAATAGAACCAGCAACCACGTGTGCTGCGACACCGCCCGCCCCAGCGGCACTCGCACCCGTCAAAGTGAGACGGACGAGTGAATTGGCGGTAAGACGGGAAAGAGGGGTTGTCGGGACTTGGACTGGATAACCCGGAACAGTGCCGTCATATGGCGGAGGGACTACGGCAGCATTACCAGCACCCCCGACTTGGACACCGCCCGGCACACCGATGGCATAACCGTAATCAACGCCCAAAACATAACTGAGCGGCTTACACTGAGTTGCGGGCTGAGAGAGAATCGTAGGAATCCCCACACTGCCGTTAGCCGATACACCAAATGCGTGAGCAAGAGCACCGTTAGTGATAGGAATCGGAGCGGGTGCCGGATTTGATTGACAAACAACGACAAGATTCTGCGAAGGTGTGCCTTGAACCGCAATTGACCAAGGCTGAGAACCCACTACATTCGGGACTTGCTCAAGGCCAATCTGAGCAGCACTCAACGAAGCCGCCGAGACGTTCGTAATCGCCGAAATCGCACCAGACGACTGAAGAGCATCACAAACAAGCGTCTGAGCACTGCTCGCAATCAGAGGACTCGTCGTATCGGTGGGCAACTGCTGGGCTACAACTTTGCTCGCCATCTTATAACTTTGTCTGCGATTTTATTTTCGGATTACATAAGTCGGGCACTCATTCCTCCTCGCTTCCCCGAACCGACACTCGGGCGACCGGCACCCCCGCCGGCACCCATATGGACACCGCCATCCTTGCTACCGAAATGCTCCATCGCCGCCTTGCCCAGAGAACCTATCGTGGAAGCGTGCTTGCCGAGAAACGCTGGAAGACGCTTCATCGCCGTAGCAAGACTGCCCAAGAGACCACCACCCACATACCGCTTGAGTTCAGACCGGGTGCCGCCCATCGGGGCGAGCGGGGCAGAGATGATGTCTTGCTCGGAGAGGACACCCTTGATGATGCGGGACGAACCACGAATGGACTCAAAGAAGCCCGAGTTCGCCGTGATGACGAACAACTGCGGGGATACAACGTCCGTCTGCGACGTGTTCTTGACCGTGATGTTGAACTGGAAGGTGAAGTTGCCGACCAACGACGGGGCTTGACCCGTCTGGAGTGTAATGTCTTGCGAAGGCTTGAGGACGAGCAGACCGCCCACGAGAGCGGAACGACCCGTCGCCAGACCGCCTTGCGGGTTGCCCCCAACATCGCCAATCTGGAAGGCACCGCCCATATGTGCCGAACCCACCCACGTGTTGAAGTCCATATCCAGACCGTTATGGACAGACATAGAATACAACTGCTCAGCCGTCTGCGACGACAGAAGACCCGAGAAGTTGTCAAAATTCACCGTAAGGGGCGAACCGGCACCATCGGCACTCGTGGCGAGGGGCAGATACCAATCTGCCTCGTTGGGCTGATACGTCGGGGGTTTGACATAGATGATGAAGAGGTCTGGAATCTGGGGGAGCGTAATCGTCTGGCTCTGGAGCTGCTGAATCCCACCCGCCGGGACTGTGAGACCTTGACTGGACGTGATGTAGCGGGGGAACTCCATATACGGAACAACCGACTTGGGCGGCAGAGGGACATCCAGCGACGGCGTGAGGAACTGGACATTCACACGAGAGGTCTGGAAGGGCGAAGAGACAAGAGAGTTGTATGCGAGACCGGAGAATGTCGCACCATAGGCACTCGTCGTGCGAAGGATACGGGCACCCGTCTGGAAACCCGGTGTCTGAAGATTCATAATCAACTGGATGTTGTTAATGCCGAAGAGCCCCGTGTCCCACTCGTGGCAGTCCGAGAACGTGAAGGGTGAAAGGATGAGTTTCTCCGTAGAACCCCAGCGGATGTAGTAAGGGAGGGCGGCCGTGAGGGAAGAAACAAGTGTCCAAGTGGCTGCTACGCCGGGAACATCCGCCGCAGCAGAACCCGTTGAAAGCCACGACGACCCCGCATACTGGACGAGGGAACCAGACGCATACACTTGGGCTGCCCACAGAGCGGGGGCGACGGGCATACCCTTCCGGGACGCATAGGCGGCACCCGCAAAGGCGGGCGTGGAAACCGGGACGGCACCCGGCGACCAAGTATCACCAAGAGGAGCACCCGTCGTGTTCGTAAAGACGAGGTTATACCACGCACCGTTGCCGATGTTGTCGTAGTCCGTCGCCGTGTCATATCCGCCCAGCGGGTTATTCACCGCACCCGCACACGAGTCATACGAGCGATACTTATCAAGCATCGTCGGGCACGTCCGCTGAAGGCGATTCGCCTTAGAGTCCGTCAGACGCATCACCTCACGCATCACGTCTTGCGAGTTGATGACCGTTGTCGTGTCGTTAATCGTCGCCGTGAGCGTGGAGCAGAGAGAATTGAGCGGGAACGAGCAAAGGGCGAAATCACGGCCGGGGCAGACCATCGGAGCACCCTCCGCACGGACAACGGCGATGGCGGCATTGAACTGGTTAAAGACCGTAGATGACCACTCCATACCCCTATCCACGAACACGTTCTCCGAAGGCACATAGATGTTGTAGGTGTGCTGGGCGGCAGTGGCGGAGATGGCGGAGAAGGGGGCATTCGTCAGAGAGAGGGCACCCTTCTCAACGGCATATCTCGGGCGGGACTGAACAATGCGGGAGTCAAACACGGCGAGCTTCTCAATATCTGCCGACATCTTATAACTTTGTCTGCGATTTTATTTTTCAACGATACTCCGTTTTTCTGGGCGACGTTTTCTTGCGAAACATAACCTTGAGGCTGACAGACGACAGATTGAACATATAGATGGGATTGAGGGAGTTGTCCAACCGGTTCTTCCAATAGACTTGGATGTCAATGCTCCGAAGTTCCGTGTTCGTCTGGAAGTCCGAAAGGCGGTATTCGGCCGTTGGACTATACAGAAGGAACTTACGGTAAGCGTCTGCTCCCGCAACTCCAGCACCCGTATCCACACAGATATCCGTGATGATAGGCTGGAACGCCGCTTGGACGGTTGCCGTAGAGTTGCCAAGATTGCCCGCACCGAGAATGTTCGGGGCACTCACATCTTCTGTCTGGACTCCCAGAAGGGTTGAAGTGAAGACGAGCGAGGAGATGGGCGACCAGAGAGAATCCACCGACGACTGGTCTTGCGTCGCCAACCAATAGACTCGGTTCAACATATTCGGCACCATCGGAGTTCCGTCCGGGTTCAGTGGATTGTATCCATTCGGAGGAACACCGCTCACATACGGAGCAACTCGGAAGTCCGCAATATTCTGGAATGCCTTGTTCGTGATGAGGATTTCGTTCGTGTATCCGTCGGGCAACGAGGGAATGTTGAAGTAGAGATTGTTGATGTTGGAGATGAGACCAAACATATTGGCGTTGAAGAAGAGGCGGGCACGGGGCGGAGTGGGGAGACCCACAATCGGCAACGCCGGGAGTGTAGGAGTGAAGGTCGTCAGACGAGTGCCGAAGACGGCACTATCGCAATAGATTGTGAAGACGTTCGTGGCCTCGTCCAGATAGAGGACGGGCGGGTATCCCGCAAAATTACAGAAGTCGCCAAAGGTGGGATACGGGAAGGTATATCCTATTAGGGCGGTGCTGGCAGAGAAGGCGGCATAGAGAGCCTTGTAAGTGTCTTGATAGGCACACGTGGAGGGGGCACCGGGACCGGAGGCCAACTGTGTCGGGTCAAACATCGTCTGATTCCATAAATCCACAAAGTGGGCATAGGTATAGACCCAGTAGTAGCGGGTTGAAAGGTCTTGCGGTTGGCCGAGGTCTGCTGAAACGCCAGCCCAGAAGGGACTGGTGTTCGGAGAGACACCTACTGGTGGTGCCAATGACCAGACGGGTGATGTAAGACTCGGGGTCTGATTTGGTGCGACGGCTGCTACTGCTAACCACACTAAAGAGTTGAAACTTACGGCAGAACCCGGCGGATACGAGAGTTGGTAGTTGTATGCGGGCTGATTCCGGACTTGATAAAACAACGTTCCAAGACTCACAATATCGTCTAATGTGTATTGGCGGGTCGCATCCCAGACTCCGAGAAAGTTGGCATTCGCAACCGTGCGGGGCGTGGGAGCAAGGATGGGATTCTGCGTCTCCGTCTGATAGTTGATGTAGCGGGATAGAGGATTTACCGAAATATTTACCGTCTGGATTGCTGAGGAGAACTGCTGACTGAACGGCACCGCCATTGAATAGACCGTGAGATTGACATCCGTCTGACCCGTGCCGTTCTGAATCTGGGGGATGAAAAGGGGCAAGTCTCGGTTCGCACCGTTCATCGTGAAACGAATGATGGAGAAGTGATAGTCCTCCGTATTACTGATGATGGGAGCTTGACGAGTCTCGTTAAACCGTATCTGGGGGTCAATGACGACTTGACCATTGATAAAGTTGTCCGTCTCGTTGTTAATAATGTCGCAGTTGTAATAGACGTAATCGGGACTCGCATCATCGCCTATTTTCTCTACACTACTTGTGAAAGTTGCCATCCTATCCTATACTGATGTCAGATATTTTTTAATGCTCCTCACTTCCGTAGTTTGTCGTAGGTCAGTTTGACGACAAATTCATCCGGCGACATCCCACTCTTCTTTATCATTTTGGTGTATTGGTTCAGTGAGAGTTTGTCATACAAACACCGGACGACGGCGTGGCGACCACACGTAGTTATATTGGTGTTATCCTCTTGGAACGGAGTGATATTGTAGTATATGGGACGAGCCGCTTTCCGTAATAGTTGAGTAAGGTAAGGTTGCCGTTCATCCATCTGTCTGAGTAGGGCGGGGTCTGCTCCCTTCTTCTGAGCATCGGGGACTTCCCCATACGGGTCAAAGAACTCAATGCCCTTTTTACTTTTGAGTAGGCAACACCAGTGTCCGCTCGTCGGCGAAGAGGTCAAGAAGAGCAATATACACCGTCCTCTATCATCAAACGCTTCGTCAATACTATCCATATCGGCAAGTTCTGGATAGGTAATAAGACTGACACCACTTCCCAGAAGTTTGCGAATATCTGTATCGGAGAGCGGGTAAGCCTCTGCTCGTTCTAACTTCTCTTCCATCCTCTAATATACTAATAGATTAGAGAATGTCGTCATCACCATTCAATAGAGGAGGAGGAAAAAAGAAAAAGGAAACCGTCAAGGGCATCCCGAACCCGAATGAGGTAGAGTTGGCAAAGTTCAAACCGCAGAAACCGATGCTCTCCAGAGGGGCGGGACGGATGCTCGTGGAGGCGGTCTGCGGTCAGCAAGACCTATTCTGGATTGAACGCTGGTTGGAAAGTCTCGCAAGGACTCGGTCGTTTCCTCCGTCGTGCTATGGAGAGGATGCTTACTCGCAGTTGGCATCCCTTCTGACTCCCGCAGATTTCTTGAAGGTAATGGAAGACCTCCGCACCGAGTTCCGCAAGATACATCCCACTGCCCCGACGGAAGGAGAGGAATTGTCGTTTCTGCTGGACGCAAGAGCCAATGACCCTCAGTGTCTGCTTAAAGAAGATGAAGACGATTGAGGGGGTCCGAATATAATAGGGTGAATAAGATAGACACTTCTGAAATAAGATAGACAAGATAGCTAAAACGTAAAGTCTCTGGGGTTGGGGAAAAAGGGGGGGTCAAGGGGATACTTTACGATTTGCCTATCTTACCTATCTTACTCAAGAGTCTAAAGAATACTCTCCCATTATATATTAGAAATGAACTGTCTCCGTTGTAAAGTCGCAGTGCCAATCAAGTCCGATTACCAGTGCTCGGATTGTCTCGTTTCCCTCTGTCGCCGATGCGATGATTCTACCGATTTCCTTCGTTGGTGGGAAGACGCTAAAGGCAAAGATGTGTATCTCTGCCTTGAGTGTATAAAGAAACGTGAAGCGTTGGCGTTCAGTGATAAACATCCGGATATTATAACCTTTGTGTAGATGGTTGTTTGGTTATGCCTTATCTTCTTTTGCCTTCTCCTCATCGGGTTGTGCCTTTACCTCTGGAACTGACACGACAAATGCCTCCTTCTTTGTATCCGCAACGGGAGGAGGAGTGTCGCCCATCACTTCCACCTCCACACCCATTGACGCAGTTTTACCGCAACATTCGGACTTGATGCGATGATTACAAATCATCTGGATTGCTTTGTAGGCAATCCCGACGGCAAGGATGAGGACGGTGGATGCTCCACCCGCCTTCATAGCATCCGCAAAGGTAAAGTCCATTCTACATTCCCACGATAATTTATTTGTCCCGTAGGTCATTATCGTGCTTAGGGTTTCCGTCAATGTAGCTCCAGACCCTCGCAGCCGCCCATTGGGGTGCCGATAGTTTATACTTGTAGGACACATCCACATTCTTCACAAACGACCCCTTCATTCTCACGCTTTTATTATTGTTGCCCCACGCCCCCAGACCCCTTTTATAGACCTCAAACAGTGTAGCGGTGGGGATTTTAGTAATCTTGGAGAGTGTTGGGACACTATAACTCTTGTTCGGGTCTAACCCATATGTCTCACAAACTCGTTCCTTACGGGTCTTCATCTACTTATAGTCGGCATTTTTTCCAATGCTTTGAAGGTTAGGACGATATCATCGCCTCTGAAATGTATAGATTGGAAAGAAGACTTGAACCATCTCGGGAACGTCATAGTTATTGTATTACCGACACGGTGATACAATATGTTTGACATCCATCCCATCATCATTCTATAGAGATAGAACATTATTACTTTAGGACAACGCCGGCATTTAGTTCAGAACATAGCGGACACCACTCGTCTGTGTGTAAGGATTGTTCCCCGTTGTGTATCCCATAGATAATACACGCAAGAGAGGACCAGCAGTCCAACCCGCTGCGGTTCCACTAATACCATTCACATTCATAGCAAGAATAGGTTGAGAAGCGTATGCTGATGGTTGAGGAGAAATAGCCGTCCAGAACGCAGTATTCGGCACACCAGTAGCAGATACGGGAAGTTGATTTGTAGAGTTCTGAACCGCCGTGTAGAAGATGCCGTTTGGAGTTCCACCAAAGCCCGAATACACGCAAGTTTGACCCGTTAAAAAAGCAGTAGCACTCGTCCAAGATATAAAGTTCGTTGATGCGTCTGGGTTGAAAGCAATCACGCAGTTTTGAAGAGGAATGTGATGAATGTCCGTGTAGAGGTCATAAGGGTCTCGCAGACCCCAATCTTGTATATCGGGTTGCCCTACACCCGTCTGATTTGTAATGCGTGGAGCATCATACGCATACAATAGATAAGTGTATCCAGCGTAGAGATTTGTTCCGCTCTGACCGCTATTTATTCCAGCACTATTAGAATACGCCCACCGAGTATTGAAAAATCCACTCGTCGGGGGATTAGTATCATCAAACGAATAGAGATTGAGTGCTATAATACCCGGCGTATAAATATTCGTATTGACTGCTGGTTGAACGAGAGCCCACACGCTTTGTATCCGCTCTTGTGCTGGATTTGAACTATACTTTTTGTAAGGCAGTGGTGCGGCTGGACTACTAAATCGTGGATTATACATATACCAGTTGAACCCAGCATTACCTACTGGCTTCGTGTATAACCAACAAGCCGTCCCCTCTGGGGTTGTAGATGATGTTGGAGCGGTCGCATCTGGAACAATCGCCGTCGGTGGTGTCAAGTCATTATTCGCCGCCAACGCTGTCGTATCCGATGTGTGTGGAAGTGCTGGGATAATACCGAGTTTATTCTGAATGCCTTCAAAAACTAACGCCGAAGACCAAAGCAATAACCCACTTGAGTCAATGGAAAGGACTTGCCCGTTTGTTCCGTCCAATCCGCCAGCATCTTGGATATATTTGGGAACCACCGTTCCATTCACGACCATCGTGCGGGGATTCAAAATCTCTCCAACAACAACATCCGAAGTGAAGTTCGTTGTGAGTAAAAGACTGCTATATGACTGAGCGGTAAGTTTCCCCGTGTTGCTTGAGACGCTTGACGCAGACCCTACCGCAACCGACCCTCCACCGCCCGAAAGGAGGATGTCGTCTCCGACGAGCGACAACGTCTGCGGGACTATGGGAATACCAGTTATCGTGAGTTCAATATTATTACCTACGGTGGCATACGAACCACCGACACACGATTGCGTAATAGCACCCGTCAGACCACTAAGAGAATCAACACCAGCACCACCCGGCGGGGGAAGAACTGTCCAAAAACCGGGACTGAGGGGAGGGATTTGGTCTATGTTGTTGGCAATACAGATGTAGTTAATACCACTGTTGCTATACGACACGATGTCATTCACGACATAGTAAGCAAAATCACTCCATACGGCATAACTCATCTCTACCTATCGGGGAGATTATTTACTGATTGAGGATACGGGCGTGATGGAGGGATAGCAACCATTGGGGATAATGTTTATAGACACACACCCATCGTCCCATCTTCTTCAAATCCCGGCAGTCATCCTTTGTCATTCCAATGTGGGTTTTGAGGAGATACGAGAGGGCGTGGAAGGAGGTGGCCATAGGATAGACGACAATGTGCGTGGCCTCGTTGAGCAATAGACGTGTCTTCTTGTAGTTAGTAAGATAATGTGAGAGGCATAACATAGTTGTATTAGTATGGCGACCCATAGTGGCGAGGTCATCTATTAACTTATGGACAACCTTTTCGTGGTCGCCCGTGAAAGTATCGTAGTCGTCAAAGATGACGCAACAATCCTTGAACTCCTCCAAATCGGGATAGTCGTCAATGAGCGTCTCAATGTTGATGCGTTTGGGTTTGGGGGTCATAGAGTCCAGTGTGGAGTCTTCGCCGAGCTTAGAAATCAGATAGACCTCACGGCTGGGATGGAGTTGTTTGTAGAGTTCGGCAATGCCTTTGGCAATGTAGGATTTACCCGACCCGGAGGCACCGGCAATGTAAAAGACCTCACGCTTCTTGGGGTCTGGACTGGGGACAATCTGGAACTGCGAATCGTCCTCCAAGTTGATGCTGGAGTCTTTTGCCTCGTCGGAGAGGATGCGGTCATACAACGCCCTTCCTAAGGCGGTCTCTCCCACCAACTGTTCTGCCGCCAATCCCTTCTTCCTTGCGTCGGACAATCGGTTCAGCAATTGGACACGTTCAGCGGGTTTGATGTCTCGGAGTTCTGTGGCATATTTAGCAGCGGGGATTTCCTTCTTCTTGCCCTTACTCCCCTTGTAGTCATCATCGTGAAGATAGAGAACTTTACCGTCCTCGTCGCCACCCTTGACCAGTGCGATGGGTTTAGCACCCTTGACCTTGTCAAACGAGAGGGAGGGCATTATAGTCTGGGCGGAGAAATTTTCAGAAAGTGAGAAACACTAATCGGAAAGTGTATAATAGGATAACATAAGTTTCACCCTTTTGCCTTCGCATTGCGGTTGAGGATTACCATCAACTGGGAGTATATTCCCTCCAAACGGGAGAACAATCGCTTACGGTCGGATATCTTTACGGCGGCATTCAAATCCCCGATAATGTCGTGTTCGGCCTTGATGAAATCTGGGAGGGCGTAGATGTTGCCGAGACGACCCTTGAGCTGGTCTATCTTGAAACGGAGACGTTCCAACGGCACATTGGCGTGGTCTTCCAGCAATGCCATAATGACACCAATGTCTGAAGCAATCTGGTAGAGACGACCCAAATCCGAGTTGAGGATGGGGATGAGACGCTTGATGACGGATTTGTTGTTGGTAAGTTTCGCAAGGGCAAATTTCCGTTTGAGAACCTTGAAATAGTTGCCTTCCTTCTCTTGGAGCAATATGTCGTTCTTCAACCCGTCGGCAACATCCTCAACGCTACCATTGAGAATCTTGCCGTCATAATGAAACTCATAGATGACGGAGAAGTCAGTGTAGCGGTAATTCTGCGTCAGACCGATAACATCCAACTTTGCCCGTCCTCTGGTCTTGAATGCGTCCTCTAATGTGATGACGGATTTATCCCGCAAGACTTTGCGACCGGCAAGGACTTCGGCGGGAGTCCATCGGAGAATGTGGTATTTGAGGACATCGGTCGCCTTGAGGAGGTCTATGGGCGAATGAATCTTGGCAACGAGTGTCCTTGCTTCCTTCGCTTCGGCGGGAGTAATGACTTTTCCGGTTTCCAGTTCGTCAATCTTCTTCTGAGCGGCAGTGGAATTTAATCCGACAATCTTACCTTTACTGACCTTTGCTCCATTTAGAATGTCCCATTCAGCAACTCCGCCCAGTTTAATGTCGCCGATATAGACATTTTTCATTCCCCGCAAATCCTTCATTATTTCCTTGAATCGGGAGGCAAGTTGTGCGGGAGACATACCCTTCACGATTTCATATCCGTCATAATCACCGGCATATTGCTGGGAACGGATTGCCATTGACCCCATCACCATTGTATTCTTGCCCTTCTGAAACGACATAGCGTCAAGAATTTCCAATGCGTCTGATGGGTAATTATCTGGATACTGTTTTTCTGCCACGTCTGCCATCTACACTATCCAGAGAAAATTTGATTAAGATGGGTAAGATAGGTAAAACGTAAAGTCCTTGACCCTTCCCCCATTTGAACCCCCTATAGAATACTTTACGATTTGGCTATCTTGTCTATCTTATGCGAGCCAGAGTCCCTTGCCCTTCATCTGACGGACGAGTGCTGCTTTACGGTTCTTTGTTCCCGCCGCCCGAATATTGACGAGTCCCTTTGCCTCCAACGCACTGATGACGGATTCAATCGTCTGTGCCGCTCCCCGTTCATTCGCTCGTGGAAGAGCACCCGAATAATTTCGTAGTCCGAGTGCCGTCATTACGGGTTTGGATGCCGTATTTGGTTCAATGTATTTTGCCCGGCGCATCTTTGCCGACGGAGTCGTGGATACTGAAGACGCAGATTCCTCCGTTTCCGATGACGAAACAGTAGGAGCACGAGATGATGACACAGTAGGAGCACGACGGGGAGACGCTCGGGGTTCAATGTTGAATCCTTGTGTGTCCTCATCATATCTCCCACGCACTGCGGGTGGGGATGCGAGTGCGAGTGTGGGTGCTGGCACTGCCGATGTGGCCATTTTCGCCATTACGGAACCCAGTCGTGGTGCGGGTGCCTCTGCCTCTTCATCTTCCGCCTCTGGCGGTTCGCCGTAGTAGGAGGGGAATATACCGAGCGTTCCACGAGGGCCTCTCTGTTCGCCATACGCATCACGTCCATCCTCATCAAAGTCATCTCTATCGCCACGTTCAACACCCGTCTCCCGCCGGTGCTGGTTATCTTCACGAGGGGCGGCAGACTCGTCAAATTCATCGTCATCATTGTCATCCCCGCCCATATCACCCGAACGGTATGTCTGACTCTCTTGAGGATTCATCTGACCGCTACGGAACTGCGACTCAAGGTTCGCACGGGTAGAGTTGCTCTTGAGCATCTTGCTGAAACCCAAATCGGCGACGAGTGCTTTGGAAAGGGCGACACGCTCACGAGGTAGAAGATTGCGTCCGTCAATCATCTTCTGGAGGTATTCCCGCAACTTGGTGAAGAGGATTTGGAGGGAGAGGGCATTCTCCCGTGCCTCTACCCGTTCATTGGGCGAATCCACATCTGGGTCAAGGACACCACTCAGAAGAGAGAGAATCTGGTCAATCTTGCCCATAAGGTCTTCCTCAAAGTCTGGCGGAGCAGTGGGGGCGAGACGGAAGATGATGAGCAACGCACGGGTCGCATCCGAGACGGTGAAACGAGTAAGTGCCTCACCTCCCGCATCTCCGCCCATACACGCATTGATGATGGACTCCAGAAGCAAGTTGAGTTCAATGCCCGTGCTTCCATTAACTTGGTCGGTGTTGATGGCGTTGGTCTGTGATTCGGACTGAACGTCTCCACTGGGGGGAGCCATAGAACCCGGAACGATGCCTTGCGATTGTTGCTGGATAGCATCCAGTTCGCCGATGCGTTTTGTGAGTAGGGAGGCGACGTAGTTGCGACCGGCGGGAGTTCGCACCACACCACCGGAATATTCACCCGCACCTCCGAGACCGCTCGTAATGTAATAGGGAGAACCCATCTGGTCTCGGCGACCAGAGGTCGTTGTCAAAGCACCCATTGAAGGATTGGCAAACTTACGCTGACTGAGAACCGCCTTTGGTTGTTCGCCCCGTCCGTGAGGCGTGGAGGCATAACGAACACGACCCCGTTGGGTGGCGATGACTTTCGCCTTTGCCATATAATCCGCATCCTTCTTGCGTTGCTGATGAACTTGGGACTGGAGGTCATTTCCCTCCCATAAGGAAAAGGGGCGGAACGAACCCATCTCCAGATATGCCGGGCGAGTGCGAGGTGCTCGTCCGAGTGCGACGACGGATTCATATGCGGAGGGGAATCCGAGATTCAGAGAGTCGGATGCCATTTTCTGTGTAGCGACGGCACCGATGGAGTCAAACCCTTCGGCGGCATTCCGACGAGCAGCAACAATGGTCTCATACGGATGAACGCTCATTCTATATTATGGTGGCATAAAATAAAATGCGAGTTTCATACAAAGTCTTATATCAGAAGGTCTAATACGCCATCCCACCCTTGTAGAGGCCGTGTTCCTTGACATACTTGGACGCTTCAATCATCTTCATTCCCTTCTCCGCCATAACTTGCTTGACGACTTCGGCACGCTTACGACGACCATCGTTCGCACCGGCGGGTGCCCGCTTCTTGCGTCCCGCACCGACGTGCCTCGCCCCGTCCATCATAGTCCCATCGGGCATCATATGCTGAATCTTCGCACCACCCTCCAGAAACTGGCGGTGGGACGATTCGGGGTAATAGAGACCCGCCATTGCGGCATCCTCCCGTTCCCGTCCTTGACCCTCGTAGGAACCCGTATCCGAGTTGGAGGCGACACCGGCACTCATCCCACCACAGAAGTCATCCGCATACTTTCCACCGTGAAGTTCGTGGAGGTATTTGCGGAGGGTCTGGCCGAGTGCGTGTGCCTCTCCCTTACCACCACGAAACTGGGACAGACCCATAGACGGGGTTGCCCCCATACCGGACAACGGTGCCCTCCCGATAGGATTCGTCCTCTCTGCTTCCTCCTCCATCGCACGCTCATCTCCACGCATCTTGGCTGCTTGGCGGGCGGACATCTCTCTTATATTAAGGGGTTAGATATTAAATCGGCGAATATAATCTAACCCTCTAATAGATATGGAGTCGTATTTGGAACGACATCTGGAAGAACTTAGGGGCGGTAGAGGTCAAGCGAGTGGATTTATTATGCGAATGATGGCGGAGAATAAGTTAAAGCACAAGGGGGAATATGGAAACCCCACGCATCCTCTTGACCCCAGCTCTGCGATGAAGGCACCCAGAGCGTTTGATTACAAGAAGTTGGCGAACGCCGACCAACGGGGGAGGAACACATCAAAGTATGGTGCGTCGCCATTCATCGTGAAGCATTTCTCAAAGGCACAACGGACTCCGTATGTGTCTCGGGCACAACGATTGGCACAAGGCGATACGGAGGCGGATGTTCCGGGAGAGACCGATGAACAGAAGGAGGCACGCCTTCGGACGACGGCGGAGAAGTTGCTGGAGAAGGCGAGGGAACTGGCGGGTCTCCGGGAAACAAAGACAAAGGCGGCAACCAAGATTCAAGGTCTCCAGAAGTCTATGAAGATAAAGAAGTTTGTTCAAGGACTCAAGACGGCGAGGGAGGCAAAGGCGGCGGCAAAGGCGAAGAAACTTGCCGACGAGGCGGAGGCGGAGAAGGCACGGAAAGCGGAGGCACGACGGAAACGGGAGGAAGAGGAGCGGATACGCAATCCCCCGAAACCTTACCAGTATCCGAAGGGTCATCCGACGAACTTTTTGGGCGAACCCCTCAGTTATTCTGAAATCGCCAGAGCGGAGGAGAGGGCGAAGGAGGCGAAGCGTTTAGAAAAGGAACGGAGGAAGAGCGGTAAGATGACCGATGACCAACTCGCCTATAAGAAATTTATGAAGATGATGGGTCGGGATTAAGTGAGGGATGTCAGCAGATTGACGGGGATGAAGATTACGCCAGACGCATTGTTGGAGGTGTCTGGGCGATAACTGCGATGGTAATCGTTGTTCCGCTCAAAGTTGGCAAAGACATCGGCATCATACTTGATGTAGTAGAGTCCGTCCAGATAGGAATAGCAGAAGTAATATTTCTTGTTGGGGTCGGAGCAAAAAGCGACTTTGTTCTGTCCAATGATGGCGGTAGGATATGCGTCGTGCTTGATGCGTCGGGTCTTGAGTTCCACGTAGATGGTATTGTCCGTTGAAGTCCAATCCATTACTGAATAGGTGCTGGTTTTTTCTAAGGTGGTGCCGAGAAAGTTCTGAATCCATCGGATGTTTTGCGTCTCGGAGGCAAGGCCAAAGGTAAGGTCATTACGGAGGGTCGGGGCATCACCGGGCATTCTTTTATATTCTCGGGAAATATAAAAGGATGGACTTTTTTACGCATCATATCTACCGACGACGATATTTTTCTACCATCTGGTCTAAGATTGTTCTCACAAGTTTCGGCGGGATGGCGTAGCGTTTGTTGAGGGGAAGGTTCGCCGTATTGACAAGGGACTTTATTTTACATTTGGTCTCGGGGTCTTTGAGATGGAGATTGACATTGTTGAAGAAGTCGGTGGGTTTGCGACGTTCGGGGTCGTTGTAGAGGCAATAGAGGGTTGTCTCACGAAAGGGAACTTTCTGAATCTTTTCGTCGTATCGCATCATCGCACGGGGATTCTCAATGACGAAGAGCATCTTGGGGTTGAGTTTCTCAAAGAAGTGGATGATGTCCAGAGTGCGATGGAGGATGGCGGTGCCTTGTCTCGCACGGGCGGAATAGGGCGTTGCCGTCTTGGTGTTGCGTTCCTTGAGACGGTAGGCGAGAGTGCTGAATGTATTACACGGCGGACTTGCCCAGAGCAAATCGGGGACGAAACCCGTCTCCTTATGGAACGCCTTGTAATCCCAGTTCAGAATGTCCGCAGTAATGTCTGGAAGGTATTTTCCATCAACATCAACGGACATTACGGTCATACCCATCCGTTTGGCAACTTTTCCGATGCTTCCCGTTCCTTTGAAGAGTTCCAGAAGTTTGAGTCCGGAACGGCCATTGCCGGCGAGTGGTTCAGTCCCCTCGTATGAGGGAGGGTAGTCATCTGGGTCTTGCTGAATATTATCTAATAGTTGTTCATACTCAACCCAATCTGGATTTATAAACGTCTCAACGCTATCTCTATAGATACCATAATAATCTCTGGTGGCTGCTTCTGGGTCTGAATACTCGTTGTAGAATTCATCATCAAAATCTGGATTATCTTCTTTCATACTGAGAAATTTCTCCATTTCATTCGGCGAGAGGTTATCGGCACGCCATTGGATTTTCTCTTCGTATGTTGGAGCAGTATCGGCAAATTTCAACGCTTCAATAAAATCATCGGGGTCATACAACTGCTCCGTGATATACTTCGGCCCTTCTGGTTTAGGAGGCTTATACACCCGTGTCGGTTTGACTGCCCTCCCACCTTTCATTCTATTCTATCAACAGAAAATTGAACAAGATAGGTAAGATAGGTAAAACGTAAAGTATCCCAACCCCCCCAGACCCACCCCCCTATAGGAGGACTTTACGATTTGGCTATCTTGTCTATCTTAGTCCAAAATTGACGACCGTCCGGATATAAACGACCTAAACAAAACTCTCCCTTAATAGTTAGAGATGAAGGAATCGTATCGTCGCTACTACGAGAAGAACCGTGAGACGATAATTGCTCGGCAGCGTGAGCGATACATTGAGTGGAAGGCGAAGCGGGATGAGGAGTTGGCGAAAGACCCCAAACTCTGGGATGTGGAGCGTGAGAAGGCACGGGAGAAATACCACAAGCGGGTTGCGAGCAAGGTCAAGAAGTTGATTGACGGGTGGTTGGCGGATTCACGGACATCCGACACATTCAAGGCATTCCTTCAGACGACGCTCAAGGACGACAAATATAAGACATTCACGCCCAAGACGATGGAGCAACTCTATGCGGTTGCCAGTCCGGTTTCTGCTCTCATCTCGGAGTAGAATGGAACCGCCATTACCATCACCTAAAGCACCTCCCCCGAAGAAACCCCGCAAGAAGGCGGGCGAACCCAAGATGAGCGGTATCCGCATCATTCCGGGTCCCATCATATTAACCTTCAAATAAAATCAGACTATAAGATAGAATAAGATGTCTGACCATCAGCACGCAATGGATATGCTCCACCGTATTCGTGGAGGATTGTTGAGGAAGGGATTACACCAGCACATCCCTCACATCACTTCAATGATGGATTATGTTGGGGGTGGTGGTGATTTGGAAGGGGGTGGCGTTCTGGACACCATCAAGGAATATGGCAGTAAGTTTCTGGATTTTATTACGGGGGCGGAGAGGAAGCGTAAGGAGGCGGCGGAAATAAAAGAGGGGCAAGAACAGTTGGGGAGAGAGTTTAGGGAGAATCGGAAGCGGCAAGAGGAAGCTGGTAAAATAATGGATGCGGAACGAGCAAAGGAGGCGGAAAGGCAGAAGGAGGCAGATGCCTATGCTCTGGCAAATCCAAAGGCACCACCGAAAACGATACGTCCGAAGGAAAGGGCCGACGTTAAACTGCTGAAATCGTTGGGAAGGAATATAATTGAAGCGACTGGACTTGGTCGCCCGAAGCCTCGCACCGGTGGTGCGAGGATAAAACCGGGCAAAAGGGTGATTTATGAAGAGCATTATTACCCCAAAGCAAGGAAGGCAAAAGCAAAGCCATTGGATGAAGCAGTAGAGAGTCTTGTTCAGCGGGTAGGCTACCGAAATGAGCGAGTTAAACGTTTTGATTCGGATGTATTGTCTGGAATCCGTAAGATGGATGAAATCCGTAGATTGGCAAGGGATGTTGTTGCGTCGGATAAGCCAGACATTAATTACTTAGCAGATGTTGCTCTGGAGGGAGTAGATAATGTTGCTTACCTATCTGAGGTAGCCCGAAAGGAACAGATAAAGCGAGGGTTTCTATCAGAGGTGAGGGCAATCTATAAATCTCAACCAGATGTTTGGAAGGAGCATAATAAAGACGAAATTGACGAACTCATTGCCGAAGCATTCTTCCCTTCGGATGAAATCCCGACAGTGGATGGCGTGGAGGGTGAGGGTCGCCCCCGTCGCCCCAACGCCCGAGCTGCGATTGTGAAGAAGGTGATGGGCGAAAAGGGTCTCTCAATGATTGAGGCATCCAAGTATGTCAAGGCACACGGACTTTACTGATGCGTTTTGGGAAACAAGTTATTTCCGGCGTTAAGAATATAATGCCCGAACTAACCCTTGAAGACCTCACGAAGGCGTTTGATGAAGTGAAGCAGTTGGTGCTACAAGCAAAGTTTGCCAAAGGGTCTCTGGAGGCGGCCGAGAGTCCCGAAGACAAAAAGGCAATAGAGTTGGTCTATAATGATTTTCTCTGGAAGATACAGAGGCGAGTCGGACAACTCCATTTCTTTGTTTGTGGCTTTGAGGGATTCCCGACGATTGCCAACTTCATTGAGGAGGCAAGTCAGCAATCTCCAGCCGAATAGTGTCTATAGACGGAGCATCCGATTCCCTCAAATATTTCTTCTGCTCCGAGACGGAATGTCCCATTCCCGTTGCCGTGTCAATCATATCCTTGACATCATACTTTGACGACAAATAGATGTGGCGAAGCATAGAACTGCCAATCTTCTTGTTGAAGACCTTGTTGAGGATGCGGGTGATACTATTCCCGGCGGTCAAGGGCGTTCCATCGGGGAGCACAAGAAACTTATATTCAGTTGCTTTGGACTTATTGCCCTTAGCAAGTGGATGATGTTTGAGATAGATTTGGAGGGCATCACCCAACGGTGCGTCGGCAGTGTTGGGGATAGACTGATGCTGAACTCCGTAAGTCTTGAAGGTCTTGTATTTGTTAAAGACGAACTCCTTCGGCGATTTGCTTTCCACGACAAGGTAGTTCTTGTCGGTCGGCAACTTGTCAAAGGGCAACTTCTTGGAAGGATGGACAACCCACATATCCAGATAGTCTTGATTACGGCGGGGTTGAATATCTGCGTAAAGAGATAGGACGA